CTTGGTGATAAACAAGCCGCGATCGGCCACCAGTTCACGGCCGGCCTTGATCAGTGAGCCCATGTCTCTTGGACAGTGGAAAGCTTGTTCCATGAATCCAGGAAAACTTTCGTTGACTTGATCTGCTATGCTGTCATACAGCTGAATACAGGTTTCTTTTGACCAGGTCATGCGACCTTCTTCAATTTCTTTGGCCAGCACAGGCCAAGCAGAGAAATAACAAGAGTCTGTGTCACCATAGATAATGGCCTTGCCAGTATGATCATACTCGCCAGTGATACACTCATTGATGTGTGCGTCCATGTGGCGGGCAATGGCACGACCTGTCAGCGTAGTACTTTGCCCAATACGTTTGTCAAAGAAACGGCAGCCTGGATTGAGAATGGCACCATACAAACTGTTCAAGTTAATCTTCTTGACCAGTTGTCGCTTGTCCCAAAACGCAATTTCTTTGGCATCTTTTGCTTCTTTCTTTTTGGCCTGGAGCTCTTTGCGTTCCGAATACCAACGTTCCAGCAGCCCAGGAATCACTCCTTTGCGTTCGTATGTGAGTATTGTACCATTGGCGGTGAGAATCCACGGATGATTGCTGTCAAAAATCAGCTGCCATATTTCAGCAGCACTGTGAACTGATTCTTCTTCACCTTGCCAGTCAATGGTTATTTCAGTGCCTCGTTGCTGTTCCATCACAGCAGTGTATTCCAACGTGCCAAACAAGCCCTCCCAAGCAGCAGCAAAACTGTCACCTTTGGCCATGCGTTCCTTGATCAGTTGATCGGTCATGATAGGCCTCAGCTGACCCACAATGGTTTCGGGCCCCATGTTCAAGGCACGAATGGCCGACGGATATAGACTGTTGATGTCCACTGATCCAATCCAAGGATGAAGCCCTTTTTTGGGCACAGCCACATAAGCACCTGCGGCCTGTGTGTCATCATCTGTGAGTCGGTGCTGTCTATTGGGCACAACCATGCCACGCTCGTGCGCTTCGTTGATGATGGCCTGTTCTGTCACTGCCACAGCACCCATGGTGGTCTGAAGCAGCACAGTGTTGGCATGTGCCAGCTCATTGGCCAAATCCAAGAATCGCAGTTTCTTGTCCATCTCTGCGATGCCATTGACGTCTTGACGATTGTACTGTAAGAACTTTTTGAAATCGTTGTTGTACAGTTGATCCAAGGTGCCTTCGTACTTGGTCTTGCCGTCTAGCCCTTCGTACTCAAGAATAGCGTCTAGGCTGTAGCTGTGGCGTTCTTCATAGGTATACTTGCGATACAGTTGCATGTAATCCATGTGTACCCGACCTATCAAATCGTAAGTTTGTGCTTCAGCGCCAAAGCGTTCATACATGCGCTGTTTGGGCAGCTGACCCCATAGGCAGAACTTGCGTGTGTCGTCTTTGCTGAGCACACGAGTACAGCGATTTATAGTGTATGGAATGTCATAGCCTTCTGAGTTCCACCCTGTGAGCACATCGGCATCTTCGATTAGATCAAGAAATGTCTTGATCATTTCGCCTTCGTCGGTGAATATCAGTGTGTTTTCAAAGGTGGCAGCAATTTCATTGGCTGTGTCGATACTCATGTGCCGTGGTGGCACTGCCAGTGTGACCAGTTGATCCAACCAGTCTAAGTATACTGATATGGCAGTGATAGCGTTGAACGGATCTTCCACAGGCGAAAAACCGCGAACCTGATCAAATGCTACTTCAATGTCGAATATTGCTGTGTGTAAGGTAGGAGCATCCTGCCCTTTGTAGTTTTCTTCTAGGCAACGAAATATAGGATTGATGTCAGATTCATACAGTTGCTTGCCGCTTTGCATTCGCACTTCTTTGCGAAACTCTTTGTTGTTGCGTGTGCTGAATCTGGCCACTGGATTGCCATAGATTGATCTGAATTTGCCCCGTGGATCGTCGTAATAGAAAATGTAGTTGGCCGGATACTCTTGATACCGTCGAACGCCGTCTCGACGTTCTACTACATGAACGCGATCGTGTTCCCGACTGAATAAGGCGTCAATATAACTCATATAAAATACTGTATGTTGTTTAAAACTCGGTTATAGAGACATAGATCATCATCTAGCAAAAAATATAACCCGTGATTGGTATAATCATTTGATTCAGCAATTTGTTTAATACGATTTAACAACTCTTTTTTACTAGTGTCACTGATGTTAAAATGTGGAATCTGATCTTGATCAATATCAACTCCATGTTTTTTTAAAAAAGCACAAGTTATAAAATTACTAAACTGGGTTGGATGATCTATAGGTAGCCAGTTTATTTGATTTACTTTGTCTCCAAACATGTAAGTCAATGGATACGTGTGTTGATCGAAGTATCCTGATATTAGAAATTTTTCAAATATTGGATCGCCGATTACTGACGTAAGATTATTTTTCAGTAAAAATTCCACAGTGCCGCGTAGATGACGATGATAAGGGTGCGATATGTGAGAAAACACTAGATTGTTGCTCCAATCTATATGCTCTGTTAAGATAGCTTCCCAGTTTAAAATCTTACCAAATAAAACTTCATGACTGGTTGCGGCATTTTTATAGATGGGTATATAGACTAATTGTTTGTATCGATATGCTTTCATTGCTCTCCTGTGGATTGTGGCCCACCGACCATGTACTTGTTCGTAAGAGAACGACTCTATCAATGTAGAACAATCAACTTGATCAGTCCAATTGAATCAATAATACTTAGCAACAGATAGTTGCCCAGTATTCCAAAGCTGCCTCTGGTCCAGGCACACCATGCCATGATCAAACAACCTGTAATAAATGCGGTGTACAGTGGAATGAAAGGCAAGTGAGGCACAGTGATAGCATAGGTCACACTACATCCAATGCTGATGGCCCAGCCCAGCATTTCCAAACAGAAACGCAGGGGATATTCGTTAAAGTCAGCACGAACATAGTGGACCACATTGCTGCGCCACTGTAGAAATCGTGAGGTCAAAGTGTTTTGCCCACGGTTTCCAGAATTGTTTCCAGCAGTTCGTGATCCTGGCGAGTTTTGCCCAGTTCAGCTTTGTGTGCTACCTTGATGGCTTTTTTCAGTATGGCTGGTTTGATTTCCAGCTCTTCCGCAATGGCCTTGACAGTGTCATTGAGGCCTTCGTTGAGAGTTTCAATTTCGTGTAACACTTGACAGCCTTCGTTGATCAGCTGTGTGAGTTTGAGTTTTTGTTCACCGTTGAAAGATTTTTGATCCATAATGATCTCCTTGACTGTGTATTGTATGATATATTGTGGTACAAAAGCAAGCGGTCAAGGCCCCAGTTTGTTCAGATTGAGTAGCGAATTCAATCTGAATCGGGCCGGGAGCGCCCACTCGGTCCCAAGGTCGAGTTCTTATGATTCTAAGATTTGACGCAGCACAGCTCTGCGGTGTAGTCTGGCTTCGGTCATGTTGGATTTTTTGTCGGTTGATGGCTGTGCCTTTGGCTCACTGGCCTTGGCTGGCTTGGGTTGAGCTCGCTGGCCCAGCCGCTGAACCTTTTTGTCCCATTCTTCCCAATCTTCATCAGAAAAACTGTCAAAATCTTTTTGGCCAATATTTTTTGTTTTAGTGCCTTCGGCAAATCTTTGCTGACGTTCTGGTTCTAGTTCGTCTGGTTGACCAAACTCAGCCTGAAGTCTGCTGTAATCTTTTGGAACCACATCAGTGGGTGGCTCATTGGGATCAAATAGACTCATGCCTTTGGGCTGAGATCGGGGAAACTGTATCACGTTGTCAGGGCTGGTCAGAGGCAAAGCTCTCTGCGCATCGCCAGACGGCTTGCTCAATCCTTTGAAGCTCACACTGTAGTTTGGCAGTGCTGGTGTCTCTGGGGCTTTTGGCACTGGTACTGACGTGGCCCGAGCCTTTGCCGGTGCCTTTTTCACTGGCACTTTGCTGCCCACTGGCAAGTCAACTTTGGGCTGTGCCTTGGGAGCTGTGGCCGCAGGTTCTGCGGCTGGAGCTGGTTCCGCCTTGTCAGCTTTTTTACTGGGTTTGCCTCTGCCCATCTGATCCAGTTTGCGTTCCAGACCTTTGTTGATTTGAGTCACACGATCCAGTTCAGCATCTAGACTGTCAATTTCTTGGTTTTGTTTTTTATCAATGTCTTGTATACGGTCGATGATTTTGCTCTGCTGTTGATTCACTGCTTGAAGCTGACTCATGGTTTTGAGGTCACGATCGTCGTTGCTCATGACCAGTTTGAGAAAGGCTTCTATGTCAGACCCAGCAGTGGGAAACGCAGCTCGAGCTTGTTTAAGAGCCTGACTCAATCTGGTGTCTTTGACTTGGCCAGCATCGACTTCAAGCAGTTTGGGCTGTACTCCAGGAATTTCTGATTTTTGACCCACTGGCAATTCAATTTGGTTGCGCACGTCAACTTTGTAACGATCAAACAGCGCAACCACTTTGAGCAGTCTGCTCATGGTTTCGTACACAAAGTCATGTTTTTCTTCAGGCGATAGCAGTCCCAAATAGTGATCCATGACTATACGCATCTGCTTGCGATCAATTTTCAAATTGCCACTGTTGCCAAAACTCAAATTGGCAAAAGGCAAGTTTTGATGATAATCTCTGACCACGGTGGTCATGTTGAATTGCCCCAGCGCAGGCCTTCCTTCTGGTGTTTTTATAGCAAAACTTTCACTCACACGCGGTGCCAGCTTTTGCGCATCTTTGACATCAATTCTAGCCAAACCTTTGGTTCTGCGGTCTATGGCTCGCTGAGCAATATCTTTATACTCGCCCTTTTTAGCGTGTGGTTCTAATTCTCGTACCTGTGCCTGTGCTTTGGCTTTGTAACTTTGTTTGGTGGCATCACTGACTTCAGCCACGCCAGCTTTTCTCAGTGCTGCTGAACTAAACTGACTTAGAGTTTGTTTTTTTGAGTCTCTTTGTTGTGCAGCTTGCCCAGCAGTTTTGAATTTCTCTATTTTATCTTTGTACAACTTCATCAAGGCCTGGGCTTCTTGGTGCGATAAGTTGTTATCTGAACTTGCTGCCAAGTTATATTTGTTTTGAGCCTGATTAGCTGCTGCGGCTAATGTTTTTGAACTTACTTCCGCCACACCTTGCTCTGCTATTTTACCGGCAGGAACCCCGCCTCTTAATTTAATAACACTTTTAGCACCGTGCCCGGCTGCGATACGCTTGGCATCGGCATCATCTTTGGCAATGAACTTTTTGACTTGTCCATTACGCATCATCATTTCATATTGACCTTCGTTTAGTGAGCCTTCCGCCATACCTTGCTCGTCAAGGTCCCAAATAGTTCTTAAACCACTGGCGCCTGCGTCACTTAGCAATTCGTCAATCATTTCACTGACTTCAGAATCGCCCTGTGCTTGGAGCCCGGCACGTTCGCCTTTGGTGATGTAAATATTTGCAATATTTCTGGCCGCTTGAAAATCTTGTGGATCATATCCCAATTCATCATTTTCGGCTTCGTAACTTGGTAAGTGCTTGAGGATCATTTTACCAATAGCCGGACCGGCATCAGGCTTTGCTGTCTGGCCCTTGGCAATATTAGTAATATGAGATAGATCTTCGTATTGATCTATGTTGCCATTTTCTCCCATACCTTGCCATACACTTACTTTGTATCCTGGTAATCCTGTAGCTTGTAAACTACTGTTCATTCCGGTAAAGAATTTATTAATTTCGTCAACAGTCTTGACTATGTTTACAGCCAGTTGACGTTGGGTGGCTGATGTATATTCTGTCCTGGTATCAAAATACAATTCGTCATAGCCTTGGCCATGTCCAGGATCAATCGAGTCCCACCCGTATTTTTGGCCAATTTTCATTAGTTTTTCTTCAATTTGATCAGGTGTGAATTTTATTTTACTGCCCATGAATTCTTCAGGATCAACCGTGCTGGGCATTGGTTTACCGTTGTATGTAACACCTTTGATTTTTTTTGAAGGTCGTTCACTGGCATAGCTGACTGCCACATACCCGTTAACTGGGTTGGGAGTGGACTGCTGTATGTTGCCCATCATCTTTTGAAAACGTGGATCATCTGTTGCAGCCTCCGCCACACCTTGTTGATTTTTAATTGCTTGTAGTAATGCACGGGCAACAACACGATCTTTTTCTTGTTCTTCATTGTCAAGTTGAGCATAGTTTATCTTCATTAACTTGGCTCTTTGTTGAAGTTTTGCTTCTAATTTTCCTGCTTGACGCAATTTTTCTGTATCATCAAATTGATCAGGATTTTGAACAAACTTTTGTGCTGTTACATTCCATCCCTTGTGTATAGCATCGCTAATTTTTTCAATGTCTGTAACACCAGCATCTATCATTTTTTTAGCGTATGCTGCTGACATCAGGTTTGCTTGCCAACCAAAAGTATTGCCCGGACTACTACGACCATAACCATATGCATTATCTAATGCTTCGTCGCTGATTGTTGCCAATTGTTGAATTGATAATTGTGTATCAGAGCCTTCCGCTACACCTTTCTCGGCTTTCTTTTCCTGTTCTCTACGACGAGCATAATCACTGGTTTGAACAGGTTGTTTTTTGCGAGCAGGTTTTTGACCACTGATAATTGCTTCTTCACGCTCCCTACGACGGAAATAGTCTGATGTTTCCGTCACATCTTCTGGTACAGCTTGTTTGGGGTTCAAATAAGGAGCAAATTTGTCCAAATGTTTTGGTGAAGTCTCATGTCGCACAATGGCTCTGGTTATGGCATCTGTGGCAGCCTGCGTGTTGGGTATTCTTCCTTGGCTGTCTAGCTGTACACCCGCTGCTGCCAGTTCATTTCTCACTGATTGTAAGTATCTGCCACCTTGAATTTTTTCAGCTGGTGTTACTCCACCACTGACCCATGTGCTGACCACTTGTTCTGGAGTGGCAGGCCCTTTGATGTATGGAGTTTGATTAGATATGTATCTAGACACTAGATTTTTAGTGGCCAGCACTCCTTCTTCGGGCGATTTGTAACTGGTGTACTTGCCTTTGCCGTCCCATCCTATGCCACTGGGATTGTTGAAGTCAGCAGCATACACTCGACCACTTTTGGTAGGAAAAGAGGCCATTGCAGACTGACTGCTTTGCGCAGTTCTAGATGGCTGAGCAGCGGGTCTGGCAGCGGGAGCTGTGGGTTGAGCAGCAGGTCTAGCAGCAGGAACCGCGGGTTGAGCAGCGGGTCTGACAGATGCTGGAGACGCAGCGTTTGGAGCGATTTCTCTGCCAGTGTTGTACCCTCCTTGCTGATATCTCTGAGCAATGCCACTCAGGGTGTCGCCTCGGTCAACCACAGCAAATGTATTATTGGGCAACTTTATTTGTTGGCCAGGAAATATGAGATGGGGATTTTTGATATCAGGATTTTGTTTCCAAATGTCTTGCCATGAGCCTGCTGGTGGCTCTACTTTGGCATCAACTTCTTTGACAGTGCGTTCAGGCCGCGGCCCCATGCCTTGCCGAGTAGACGGCAGCGTTTCACGTTTGCTGTAGTCAAGGTCGTCGGGTTTCTGCGGAGGTTTTTTGATTTCTGGCGGCGGCTCAGGTTTTTTAAATTGCGGGTCGCCTTCGTCAGGAAACATTTTATTGACCAACCACGCCCCGGCTCCGCCTGCTGCGCCCAGTGCTGCCAATGCTGCAGGTCCCAGTTCATTTAATTTGACTTCTGAGCCACCTTTGTTTGATTCAAAAAATTCGTTTAAGATCATTATCGTTCATCCACATAGTCTTGATCAATTGGCTTGGGCTGAGACTGAGCTGCTCTACGAGCACGCCACAGTTGAACAGCAGTTTTGGCATGATCCAACTCGCTGAAACGAGTGGGCAAGGTTCTTTGTCCTCGACGCACTTGATAGCCGTCTTGATCGTTGCCGTAGATTTCGCACATGTCGCCTTCGGCCAGTTCAATCATGACCACTGGAGCACCTGAGCTAGAACTGGCTGACTCTGGCATGGTAGGATTCACAACAGGTGTGGGCACAGGTTCAGTGTCAAACTCTTGTTGTGTGGGATCTTCGTCGATGTCATTTTTTCGCAGTTTTCGTTCCAACTCTGATCCCACAATGTGTCCAGCCATGCCAGCTGCGGCTTTGGCCAGAGGTCGAGCTGCTTTGCCAACCAACGCTCGTCCTACCACAGCGCCCAGAGCTGGCAAAAATTCATCCAGCTTTTCTTGATCTTCGTGTGTGTCTTGATCTCCAGCTCGGGCAGGATTGCGATCTTCTACGTCTTTGACTGCTTTCTTTTGTATTTCTTTTTGATCTTTGACTTGATCACTCAGCATGTCAAGATAATGTGTGAGATCTTTTTTAACACGACTCAACATGTCTTCTTCCACGTTGCGCATGGCTTCTTCCAAGGGCGTTTGTGCCACGTCCATTTCAACGTCGTCGCCCACAAAATACTTGCCAGCGGGATGTGGTTTAACAGGGCCGCCCAACACAGGACTTTGACCCTTCATCTTGAACAAGGCTGGCATCTGAGGCACATCACGTTGCGCCGTGTTCAAGCCTTTTTTCACACCCACTGGAGTGATTTTGCCCTCCATGGTGTCTAACTGTCGTAAAAAACCACTGATATCAAATTGGCTCATGCTCTGGCGTCTTTCAAATAACTACGCAATTGCCAATGATATTTTCCATGTTGGCTCAGACGTCCTGCCAAGAAGTCAGCAATACCCTGTTGATTTTCCTGTTCTGCTGCTGCAAAACATCGATTCAACAAATCAATCATTTGTTGATTATTGGCCAAAAGTTCTTCAATCATGAGTCGAGCACGTGGTATCTTGGTCTGGCCTGGAATTTGTGTTAGCTCGCTAAAGCGTTCAAAACTTCCAGGTGCATACTCGTCAAGATATCTTATGTACTCTGCAACAGGATCTATAGCTGAATAAGCATCCTCATAGATGTTTTGAAAAAACTCATGTAGTTCACCAAAGTCTGGACCTTCCACATTCCAGTGAAACTGTTGTGCTTTAAGATAGTAAGCAAAATTACTTGCTAATAGAGTTTTTAAACTGTCTGACAGCATGCGAAGTCCTTTTTGGTTGATCCTGTTGTATGTCAGGATCGTTAGAGTATTTACCTGACTTGCTGGATCCATCTTGCCTTGACAGTGTGATCAAAGGCATGGCCACAGTGGCCACTGATCCACTGCTGGTCACAGCCGCAACTTCTTGTAAAAATTCTCGAGCTCGCATTTTTATTCTGGTTTGGGTATTCTTAAAACTCTGTTGTTGAGCACTGTGGCACCTGGCGGACCGTCTTCAACACGCATGTTTTTGATGTCAAACAAGCCACGATATCCAGACACAATTTCATAAACAATTTTGTAATCACCTGGGTCGACCCATATTGGTATGACTTCTTCCAAATATTCTGTTTGCCAAATGTATTGTCGCTCCACAAACAATTCGTCGTTGACAAACAGTCTGTACCGCGGAGGCTCGTGCCGCCATTCACAGTGAACTTCGCAAACCACAATGGCATAACCGTACCACACTGTCAGCCTTTGCTGCCCCAATTTTTAGAGCCTTTTTTGCGACACTGTACCAAAGCACCTGACGCATAGGCCGAAGGCCACACTTTGTAACGACTCTTTACTTTGTAATAACAAGCGTCTTTTTTCTCGCTGAGAATCAAATTGGTAAATGCTGCGCCTCCGCATTCCACACAGCGTTGTTCACGCAGCTGATCAGTGCCATCAACATCAATGGTCAGTGGACGCAAATAGCCTGGTGTGTTAGGATCAAATTCATAGCCCAGGCGATTGAGTTCGGCCACCAGTTCTTTGATGTTGTTGATCAAACTCTGAACACCGTGCGGGTTGCCAGCACCAGTGGCAGCACCGGCCTGACGTATGGCCATGAGATCTTCCATTTCGCTTTCTAGCTCGCGACTCAGGGCTTGAGCAGTGCGCAGATTGGTTTGGCTTTCGCGTAGCTTGTTAACAGCACGTATTTCAATTTTCTTTTCAGGAAACTGTTGATACAGATCAGCATAGGTTTGTTTGGCCTGCTGTAAGGATTCAAATTTGACCACAGGTGCGTCGTCTACATAGATAGCATAATCTTTGTTGGGTTCTGGCTGTGCTGGCGCAGTGGCCTCAAATAGATTGTTCAAATTCATTTTTTCTTCCTTGTGGCCACGTTGATAGCAGATCCTGAGCGTTCTGGATTGGGGTCTTGCCTGCGCTTTCTTGCTGCTGCTGACGCACGACCTTTTTTGCCCAGAGCCTGTGCTTTGCTTTGGGGCAAACACTTGGGCTTGCCTTCACTGCTGCTGCCTCTGGCACAGTCGCCACGTATTTTGCCGTCAGGACCAAAACGCACCCATTTTTCACGGAACCACTTGCGTAGATCTTCGTCTAGCTCGTTTTTGATCATGCCTTGTTTTAGATAGCCGCCTTGTACCGCCGTGGTCCTATTGGGATTTGGAGCTGCTGTTTTTTTAATAGCTGGCAATAGCTGCTGAATGCTTGCGCGAGTCAAAGGTCCCATTTTACCATCCACGTCAAGATTGGCGCCAAACTTAACATTCAACACATGTTGAATACGGCGCACTTCGTCTGAGGTGAGAGCCGGCATGGTTTGATCTGCGCTTTCTTTTTTCACACAGTTAGGCACCATTCTATTGCCCTTGCGCTTCATGCCCTGCTGTTGATAATCTGACCAGCAGGCTTCGGTGACAAATTCGCTGGCTCGCATCAGGCTATTTTCCTTACATTGCTGATCACAGCATTGCGGCCATACTGTGCTCGAATCAGCTGCTGAGCCATGTATGCAGTTTTGGCATACACAGCCACGTCTACAGAGTCGTCAAAGTCGGCATTTTTTACCCTGACTCTGGCACCCCATAGATTGTAATCTCCAGCAACTTCTTTGGCTCGCATAGTGTTATATTTATTGCTGTCAGCGACCTGCCCATTGAGCATACAGTCCATTGGCAGTGCCACCTTCTTCGGGATGACGAGCACTGTAGATACCAATGCCTTTTTGTATGGACTGTAATTCAGTGCGATCAGCATTGGCTCCCACTGGAAAACTTACATACACAAAGGGTGAATTTTCGCCAAGCTCTTGGCCACCGGCTCGCAACAAAGCACTAATCAGTCGTTTGGCACTTTCATCATATATTTCACTGCGATTGTCTTGGTTGTCCCAGTCATCGGCAAACAGAGATGTATAACCACGGATAACCACACCTGGCACCTGTGACAGGCGTAGCCATGAACTACGAGCTTCAGGAGTTTGTTCATCATCGGCCACAATGGTCATGCCCAACAATTTTGTTGCTATGCCATATAGGCTTTGACCCAGTCCCTGCCCACGATATTCATTATCTATGGCAACATTGGAAACTTGATAGCTGTTTTTTACAGGAAACCACGGCGCTGAACGCAATGCAAGGAAGCCTGCTTTTCTTAGTCCGTCTTTGGGATGTTTGACATCAAACAGGTCAATAATATAATCGGCGCTGAATATCACGGATCTATTGCCACCAGCAACATAACCAAAACGATTGCTGCCTGGCAACATCTTGATCTGGGACAAAGTTTTTTTATCAAAATTCAAACCTTTGGTGCTGATTCCTTCTTTGTCACCAGTAGTTCTTTGTATTTCTTGAATTCTCATTTTTTGCGCCCTGCCTTCATGTTGGCACACCAGTGCGCCATGCGTTGCCGTTCTCCTGATGAGTTTTTGGCTATGCTGCGCAGTTTGCTCACAGGCTGTTTACAGTCCACACCCACTCGCTTGGCCAAGCCTTTACGTCCAGGCTTCCGACCGTCGGCAAAGTTTTCCGCCACACTTTGTTCTTTGGGGTTGTCTACTGGATAGAAGGGACCTTCTCCTAATTTAGCGAGAAAACTATTAACTCGTTTTTTAAATTCATCAGGGTTAGCCGCGGCTTCTGAATATCCCATTGGTTGTAAATCTTTGTTGATAACACTTTGGCCTGATCTTTTCATTGCAGGTAATTTATCCTCAACATTAGATAAGTCCCCTAATGTGTTGTTTAATCTAGCCGCAGCGAGTGCTAAAATCTTACTTCCGTAAAATTTGTTAATCGATGCTTCCCCGCCTTTGTTTAGCCACCCTGTTGAAGGATCTACACCAAATACCGGATACCATTTCCCAGTTGCTACAGATGCTTTTCCACCTTGTCCGGTGCTGATATACAAAGGAATGTTAACTCCCTTAACATTCATAACTGCCATTATTCTATCACCGGTATTAACTACCTTTGCTACACCCGATGGCGTAAATGCTGGTATATCAACCAGCCCAGATATTTTTTCTGCGGAGTCTAAACCTTCCGCCACACCTTGTTTACTTTCATTCATACCCTCTGCACCATAGTAGGGAATTTTGCCTGCTTTGTGCATTTTCTGAACTTGTTTGAATACTTTATCTAAATCATCAGTAACACGGACTATCCACCCTTGACTAGCGATATATTTGAATGGATCACCGATTGGCACTTGCTTGATAGGCTTACCTGGATTTTTACTAAACCATTCACCTGTTGGTAATTGTCTGAAATTGCTAGCATCAAACACAGTTAAGTAGGTTTTACGACTACGCATTGCTGGCAAATCTTTTTGGTCAAAATAAACAATAGGTTGACCGTTTTGCGTAAATTCTACATAGCGTGTTTCATGTGCATTGCCTGTAGCGTATAATGCTGTTCTACGCGGATCACCAGCAAACAATCCTTTGGTAGTGTTAGTTTTAAGATTTTTGTTTTTCCAATAACTATCGTCACCTGTATCTAACCCACTCTGACTCCAATCATCTGTATGCTTGTATGCTTTGAGGCCAGACGCAAAATCTGTAACAAGTTTAGAATCAATTCGTGTTACGGTTGCACCTTCCGCCACAGCCTTTTTATCAAAATGTGTCGCGGCGTGTTTCTTTGCTGCGGACTGTGCCTGCTGGATACGGTCGTATCTGCGTGATTCCCAGTCACAGCCTGGTTCCAAACATCGTGCGTGATAGGCTCGGCTGCCGTACACATCAGTTTGCATGATGCCTGTTTTGGCAGTCTGAGATTCTGTCAAAGCAAATTCTGATGCTCGCATGATCTATTCACCGCAGCGGTTGATCAGTGCTTTTGACCAGACAACTTCAACAATCTCATCAAGCTGTTTTTTTCTTCGGGCATGGTAACAATGGGCTGGCCACTGCTGTCTGTCCAGGTCTGTCCAGTGCCTGATTTCACAGGTGTGCCCTGACCATTGGGAGCAGCAACAGGGGCAGGCGGTACTGGTGCTGGAGTAAAGGAAGCTGCTGAACCAGCAGCTGGTGCTGCGCTGCCAGTTGGCTCTGTTCTCAGCCTGGGGTTGTCCCTCTCCAACTCTTGTCGAGCATTAGCGGCTTGCTGCTGGGCAGATAGCTGACGAGCACGTTCCATATTCTGATTGAAAATTTGCTGCACTAACTCTTGTCTTTGGGCGTCCGACTGGGGTGGGTTGGCTTTGTAATAATCTCTCAATGCTGTGTTGGCAGCAGCACTGCCAGCCTTGTATCCTGTGCCCAAAATGGCATCAACTTTTTCTTGATTGGTGCGATCTGCTCGAGTTGCAAATTCACCGCCGCTCAAAGCAGCCAGTTGAGATCCCACAACCCCCTGCTGTGGGCCTCCAGCTGGTCTTGGTGGTGCTGTTCTAGCAGCCGGAGCCGACGGCGCTACTGTAGCAGCTGGGCTAGTTGGCGGCGTACTTGCGTTATATCTCATAGGAGAACTACCGAGAGTTTGAGATTTGGTACTGGTTGTAGCTGCTGAAGGTGTTGGTTCTCTGCCTTGGCCAAGTTGCCAGGCAGCACCACCAGCGACAGAACCAAGTCCAAGAGCGGTGCCAGCAGCTATCTCCCCTTTAGTCGCGCCTCTTGGCGCATCTGAAGTGCTAGATCTACCTAGTGTTGTACTTTTAGGATCTACCGGAGTGTATGATCTGCCGCCAGCTGCTGGCCCAGCAGTGCCTGTAGGAGCTGTTGTTGATGGCATGTTAATGCTAGGTGCTCTTGGTGCTGCTGGACTTGGCGGTGCTGATCTTCCTTGGAAAGTTACTGGAGGAGTGTTTGGCGGATTTGTTGGAGTGATTGTCTGCGGCTTCGGTATAACAGATCCACCGGGTGTACTATATTGGGTTGGCATAGTGCCTGGTTGACTGAAATTAGCTGGTGGACGAGGCAGACTAAAATCAAATTTGGGATCTTTCCTTACCGCATCGGTTGCTGGCTTTGCACCTCGCCCTAGTAGATTAGAAACACCTCTGGCTATGGCTGGTGCAGCCATCCTTGCACCTGCTGCTGCTAACGGTATAAAAGGAACGGCTTCGTTGGCAATAGATTTGCTGTTTGACTCAGTTACAATGTCTGTGACTTTCATTTTAAATCTCCATACTGTATTTACTTGTTTTGTTGTTTTGTTGTAAACCAAAGATGCTAGATTTATTGCATCTCCGGAACTACTGTAACTCCAGCTTGCATGCTGCCAGGGTGTGCTCGCAACCAGGCAATGGCCACGCGATTGGCATCGCTTTGAACATTGCCCACTCCACCAAATCTGTGTATGGTGCGGCCTTGAGGATCCTGGATCAACCAGTTGCCTGTAAACTCACCGCTGGATTGCTGTGGTGTGGCCTGTGTGGTTTCCCGTTGACGCCATCCAAGTTCTTGGGGATCTGACGAGTAGCCAGCCGCAGCTAACCATTGCTGGTATTTTTGCGCAGCGTCAGCTTCAGTGTTGGCAACGAACAAGAACACAGGCTGCTGAGTTCTACGATCCACAATTTCGTAGTTGGCATCGCCAGTTTGACCTGGCCAGCCCAGTCTGTTTTCCATGTCGGTTTGTGTGCCTACATTGGGTCGGTTGGGGCGGGCAGCAGTGGGGTGTGATCGTTGACGCTCTTGTCCCAGCAGTTCATAATCAGCATACTGGGCTGAGATACCTTCTCTAGCCAACATATCAGCAAATGCTTCAGCAGCTGAATCTGATCCTGGCTCACCGCCTTGGAATGTGCCAAGAGTTTGGTTGTTTCTAAGGTCAAACGCTCTGTAGGTATGTGTGCCAGTGCCTTGGTCTCCGCCTCTGGCCACAACTTGATTGTCGGCAGATATCAAACTATAAGTTGATGGATTGGATTCATTGCTTATACGATCTCTGAATTGCTGTATAGCATCTTCTGTACTAGAGGATCTAATAGATGAGGTGTTATACCTGCCGTTGTTAATTAGGTAGGTTTGTTGTGGTGCTGCTGGAGCTCTGCGCACATCGTAGAAGATGCTATCGTCGGGTGACATGTATTGATCAAAATATGCCAATGCAGCTTCGTCGTCTCTAGCTCTAAAATTGTGTACCACTGTGCTGTTGGGCACATTGAAAATTTCGTAGTCAATCTGTTGTCCCACTGGCTGCGGCTCACCCACTCGGGCCTTCGCAGGAGATTGATCGTAAGGCCTAATGGGTTCGGCATCCATAAGGTTGCGATATTCTTTTGAAAACAGACCCCATTCAGCTCCGGCTTTGTCAATGGCTTCGGCCTTGGTACGTGCCACCACTTCTATCATGGCACCGTTGCGAGCACCTTTGCCATCTTTGTACACACGCCACCAGTACTGTTGACCGCCTGTGGGATCTCGGGCTATCTGGCGTTTTAACTGTGCTTGTTTGACAAAACTTCGTAAAGCCGACTCTGGCAGCTTGCCAGCAGAATATTGAGAAAATATCTTCAGTAGATCTTCATTGTTGGATTGAGATTTTTTCTTGGGTTCAATCACATAGTCACTTTTTTTGGCACCAGACAATTCAGTGGAATTTTGCTCTTGAGCTTTTTTCCAAGCAGCATCGGCTGTTGATGCTGTAACTGTTGTGCTAAATGCTGGACGCTGTTTGGGAGTGAATACTTTTTTGCCATCGACTGTTCTTTCATCTTTGTACCATACCGGAGCTTTGGCATCAATTGTCCATTCTATATCACCTGTTTTTGGATCACGGGTGGCAGTCTTACCAGTCAACAGGTCATACAGCTTCTTTTGATATTCTTCTCGGTAAGCTTCAGGATCAAAGGCAGCGGCTGTGGCCACAACAAATCGCATCAGTGTGTTTTCAATTTTGTCAAAGTTGGCCTTGAGCCAGTCGCCACCGGGTGAGCGAAACTCAATGTAAACATCTTTGTCCTGAGTATTGATAGACACCATTTTTTCTTCGCTGCCCGACTGTATGACTCTGCTGGCAAACTGATTCATGTGCCCACGCATTTTATCCAACAAGGCCTGTGCTTGGTTGGGATTTTGCCGCACAATTTCTCGCACCTTGATCATGCTAGATTTGGCATAGGGTTCTGCGCTGCGCCCAAATTGTTGTAGCACATATTCGTCGCCCAGTAACAGTGCCAACTTCACATAGTCCAGTTTTGACAGATCATAGCCAGGCACAGACACGTTGATGTGTAGGCCAGTTTTATTGGCTTTGCCGGTGTAGCAACCATTCTTAATGGCCCAGGCCTTGACTTTGGGGAGATCACTCAACAATTCGTCCAAAGGCAGTCCGCCTTTGGGAGTGCCAAATTCCAATCCCATGTCATCTGAACTGTTAGGCTTCAAACTACCATCGGGCTCGACAAAGTACTTCCCTTCTTCTCTCTCAGCACCTTTATAGCGATAGCTGGCAATAACAGGTCGGCCAATGGCTTGACTGAAACTGTCAGCCACTTGGTCAATGTCTACTCCTGCTCCACTGCTGATTTCGTTCCAGTAAGGCCATGAAATGTCATAGGCATTTTCAATCGAACTCATCCGGTCAAGATCTTGATCTCTTAACCAGTCGTTTTCGTCATAGTCTTGATATTTCTCTTCCCTAAACTCATCCAGAGCTTGGTCATAGTAATCACTGGTGGGGTCGTCTACAATGTCTCCCACAAACTGTTCAAATGCTTCTTCTTCACTGGTGTTGTCATCTACCAGAGGCAACCACTCTGCGGGATCTACATTTTCTTGTACCCAACTGCGAATTACATCGTCTTTGTTGTTGTACCAATCATTGTCAATCTGGTCCATGACCCATTCTTCATAGTCAGCCCTCATGCGCTTTCGTAGGCGTTCTACATCCCCGTCACCGTCCTGGAAAAATTCCACAGCATCATCAATACTGCGGCAGCGCTGGTCTCGGTCGTAGTCAGGTTCGTATTCTACATCATCGGCGCCACCCATGGGTGGCACAATCATTTCAAATTCCATGCCGGCCCTGGCACCTGTCTTGGCAGCTTCTGCATGTAGATTGGTGGGCGACATTTTGATTTCGTCCAACACTTCACTTTCGTCTACGTTGTATGTGGGATCTGTTTTGATCTTTTTCATACCAGGCGATTGCCGGGGGTCACGCGGATCTATGTCTGTGACATCCAGGCCAGTGGCGCGGAGGTCTTGAATAAATTTGTGTTCGGTGTCTTCGTCACCAAAACTCACAATGGTACTAGGAGGTCCAGCACCAAAATCATGATGCCCAAGACCTTTCAAATTGCTGATGTGAGTGCCCAGTTTGTACCAGTCATACACATCACTGACATCTACTTTGACTGTGCCAGCAGGCATGGTGGGACGAAATTCAGGTCCTGGAGGATCGTTGAGATCAGGATTGTTGCGAGATAGCTGACGTTTGAATTCTTTATATTCTTTGAGCAGATTGGCTGATTTCATCAGCAGAGTGGGTTCACCATTGGGTCCTGTTTTCAACCCCAATTTGTTGGCTTCAGTGCCAGTTTGCCCAGGCTTGATGTCCACGCTGAGAGCCATGGCATACTGAGGCATCCGAGCTTCACGCCTGTTCTTGGGAATGTAACCTGACGCTGCTTCAGTGAGTTCAATGTCCGCAAAGTACTCAGGATGTTGATCTGCCAGATGTCGCATGATGCGTCCGGCCATGGCATTGGCTTCGTCTTCAAATCTAGATCCAGTCTCACCGCCCCAGTCTGGAATGTCTTCCAGTTCAGCTTGGCGTCTGTGAGTGAGTTCGTGAGCCAACGTGCGTAGTATATCCAGCACATGACGACCAGCAGTGGCCACGTACAACACATTGTGATCAGGATCATAGCGACCAAAGCTGCCGTTGCGTCTGGTCCATTCAGGATCATGGCGCAGTTTGATCACAGGCAGTTGTTGAATGCCAAGCTCTTGTTTGATGGCTTCCACAAATTCTTTGATGATTTGTTCTAGACTGGTGCGCAGTTTGGGAGCATTGTCTGTGTGTTGAGATTCTTTGACACTTTCTGTGCCTTCGCTGCCAGCGGGTTGGTCTTGTCCAGCATAAGCAGTGCCTGGATACCAGTAGCCGCCAAATCCACCCCAGCCGTAAGTGACTCGCGGTTTCTTGCGGCGTCGGCGTCGTTCGTCCAAGCTCATTTCACGGTCTTGAGCAGCATTTCTTGCGTCTACCAGCTTCTTGATCCAGCCTTGGCTGCGCAGCATTTTGAATGCCAAATTCTCTGGTCCAAACTCGCCATGCTGTTCTAACCCTGCTTGGCGCATGGTTTTTATTTTGGTCATCAGTGATGCCAATGCTTCAGCATTGCCGGACTCCATGGCACTGCTGATACGGTTGACCAAGTCATTGTACTTGTTTTTGGTACTGACATCGTCCACCTGTGCTTTTCGGCGTCGAGGCACTTCTACCCATTGGTCGTTCAGCACACTGTACACACCCTGACTCACTGGTGGTTCATTGGCATTTTCCACGTACAACTCTACATCATACCCGCCAATGGTGATGTTGTGGATGTCATTATATTGGTACTTTTTGGCATCAAACAGCTCGCGATAAACTTCACTGCTGTCAGCTTCGGGCAAGTCTACAACCAAGTGTAGATCAATGTCTGACTGTGGTGTGTAGGTATAAGCAGCATTGCTGCCAGAAACTGTGATGTCTTTGAGTTGAACGTCGTTCACACCCAAAAATTCACGAAAATCTTCAGCAATGCGCAGCAGCGCCTCTCGAACTTTGGGACGCATTTTTTCGCGATCGTCCCAAAGTCGAGGGTTCAGTGTTTGATTGAATTTTACAGCGTCACTGAGACGGTATTGATCGAGCTCGGTTATGTTCATGACCGAGTATTTACCGTTTTAGGCAGGCGTTGGTTGTTCTCTGTTGGTTGAGAAAATTTCTGCCAACACTGGCTGCGCAGGCGGTTCTTCTGGCTGCTGAACTGCCTGCTGGGGCGCAGGTGCTGGAACCACTGGTGGTGCCGGTGGCTGACCACCAAACAGGTTGTAAAGATCTTCATACAGCTTGGGCTGAGATGCGTAGTCAAACACATAAGTTCCTGTGTGACGCAACAGCACTCGACGATCCACAAATACACGGCCTCCCAAATCGCGCCAATTTTCACAGAAAGTCCAGTCTTCTGAATAGTAGCGATTTTCACGCACAGTGGTGTCAAAATAAGTTTTCATGTGCTGATTCAGTTCCACTGGCAAGCCAATGTCATTGGCAAAACTCTTGACCGCAGGATGTTGATTGCTTTTCTCAAACACTTCGCGTTTGATCAGCATGAATCCTGTGCCTGTTTTTGTGACTTCAATCATGCCTGAAGGATCATCTTCTCTGGCACCAGGAATGCCATTCACACACCATTTAACAGGCATGGTTTTCATGGGATATAGCCCACCTACGACGTCAACATCATGGTTGATCAAGGCCAACAAGTGCCAGGGTTCCCAGCCAATGTCAGCATCAATGAACATGAGGTGTGTGCTTTGTGGCGAAGCCAAGAACTTGGCCACCAAGGTGTTTCTGGCACGACTGATCAAGCTTTCATTGGTCATGGTTTCCACAGTCCATTCAATGCCCAGCTGACGAGCAGTGTTGGCCCATTTGATAAAGCTCATAAAAGTTTGTTCAGTGAGCTGTCCGCCGTAACAAGGCATACAGATATGAACTCGGCTTTTGCGAATTAGGTCAATGTTTACTGTGATTTGTTGTTGGCCATCAGGCACGGTGTTGGTTTGGTCTGACATAGGTCCTCATAAAAAGTGTCAGATATTTAAGTGTGTAAAAAATCTGAGATTATTTTTTACGGCCAGCGCAGTGTGCTCGTTGGCTAAACCCTTTGGGGCTGGCACAGTTGATAGATTGTTTGTATTTGGCCGACCATTTTTCTTCCACGTAGTCTTGGCTTTCTTGAGTGGGTTTGATGTGAATTATAGCAGCTGGCGAAGGCTTCCTGGCAGGATCAGGCACATACACAGGTTGTTTGGGTTGTTGTCGTGTATTAGCGCCAGGAATCACAGGTGCCACTGGTTGTATTGGCAGTGCTTCTGCTATACCCATGATGGCTGTGTCCAGCATTTTGACCACTGTGTCAGCCAACTTGATATTGGTCTGGGTTTTGGGATACAGGCTCATGACCAAGGCTGTTTTCCTGCGTTCATCTAGGCCAGGCCAGGCACGGCGTATTTCAGATCCTGAAGTCATGCCTGGACCAAACTCTACTGTGGGCAAGTAAGCCAAATAAGCGTGCCTGGAAGCAGGAGCCATGGGCTGGCCTTTGCGATAATACTGAAGTCGATCACTCACAGGTTGACCTTTGCGTGGCCCACGTGTGACCAAGGGCAGTTGGCCAGTCTTGGGATCAGGTTCTGCGGGAAAAGGACCTTCGGGACTGGGACCAGTTTTGGCGTTCTTAGTGCTTTTGACAAAGATCAACGTGGTCTTTTCTGGATCGTAGTGATCAGTGATCTCGCTGGCAGCAAATGGAGACTTTACTCTGACAAAACGCCCTGGATCCACACCAGCCAGTTTGGCCAGTTTTTCTTTCAATGCAAATGGAAATGGACGTTCACTGGTGTCGTCAGTGGCAGCAATATAAACGTCCGCAGTGGGAAACTGTTTTTTTGCTGCTTTGTACAGCTCATAGTGACCGGCATGGAAAGGATGAAAACCGCCGGGGATGATAACAACTTGTTTCATACCCAGTATTTAGTCTGTTCAGTAACTGGCTGTGACTAGGTCTATGGTGCCGTATTGAAAGTTGGTCACAGATGCTCGTAACCACACAAAATTACCTTGTATCGTGGTAGCAAATGTTTCTGTGGTGGAACCATCCCCCATGGCACTGTCGTCGCCGTATTCATAGGTAGTAAACCAACGAGCTGCCACAGGATCTGCATCCAGCGTGGCCTGTATGGCAATGGCCCCAATGAAGTTGCTCACAGCAAATCTAATGGTTTGTAGGCCGCTGCGACCTTGATAGTAGTTGGCTGCTTTTTGCGGAGGGGCAACAAAGCCCAAGCTAGAACCGTCGTAGTTGCCCGAAGGCACTCCGTGTTCAGTCAGCGGCACCAGCACCACAGTGTTGATGCTCATTATGTTCGTTCAACTTCCACAATCACCGATTCACCCACTAACTCTTGAGCCACTTCGGCCAGTGCTGTGATCTGGTCGTTGTTTACGGCGGGTGCTGGATCAGCATCGTTGCCGCGAACAATTTTGCTGAATTTCAGTATCACAATGTCTTCAATAATTTTAGCCATAGTGTACTATTTAGTTCGCTGAATCACGGTTTGGGTCTTTCTAATGGCCTGAGGAATTATCATGTTCAACATGATTTCGTACTGCGCACTGTTGTGTTCGATGAAAAAATGCCTTCGTGCCCAGAATTTTTGAAGAGGCCAAGGGTCGTCTTTGTACAACCAATCTCTCAGGCTGTTACTGAGTTTGATTTCTGCGCCTTGAGCACTGGCCCAATTGGCCAGTCGCTGTCTGGCTTCGGCAGTGACTGCTTTTTCTCTAAACCAAGTGCGGTATTGATGTGTGGGATTCAGCAGGCTGACTTGATCTCTGGGTCGATTTACCGTGACTTCGCTGACAGAAAATGATTTGATATACGCACACTGTTGGGGTAGGGTTGTGAGCCATGCCAAATCATTGGTATACACATAACAAAAATCCCAGCTAAAAGTCAATTTGATTGGACCGGGCGATGCTCGCAAGAAATCAAAAGTCGTCTGAAGATGTGTTTCATTGGGCGGCTGTTGCTTATGATAAGGCCCCCAATTTTTTCTATACCTGAGATTGCGCTGTAATTCGTCAACAGAGAGGCCACGCAGACAACTGACATCAGTTTGCCGAAACACCCCACAGTATTGGTATTGATCCCAATACAGTTTGTCTTTGAAAACTTTTTTAATGGAGTAATCCAGCAATTTTGTCGCTTTCAAGTTGAAGTGTGGTAGATTCCACACAGAAGTCCACAGTGTCGTTCAGCATGGTCACAAAGATCCTACAGTTGTCCAGTTGGTCAAACAGAATCTTTTTACTCAGTGGTACACGAATCACTGTGTCAATGCGTCGACTCAAGGGTCGAGCACCCATCTTGCTGTCATAGCCCGTGGCTGCCAAATGATCAATCACTGCTTCATCAAAAGCCAGGCGTATGTTACGCTGAGTCAGACTGGCTTTGAGTTGATCCAGGAATTTCACCACCACTTTCTTGATGGCAAGATTGTCTAGGCGTTGGAATTTACAGATCTGATCAATACGATTGCGCAGCTCTGGTCGGAAGAATTCTTTCAGCGCACGATCTTCTTCGCCACTTTTTTCCAAACTGCCAAAGCCAATGTTGTTGTTTTCGTTGTCTCTGGCCCCCAAATTGCTGGTCATGATGATGATGGTGTTTTTACAGTCCACACGTTTGCCATTGGCACCAGTGATGTGTCCTTCATCCAGCATTTGTAGCAAGATGTTGGTTACATCAGGATGTGCTTTCTCAATCTCATCAAACAGTATCACAGAAAAAGGATTTTTGCTGAGATCAGCAATCAGTTTGCCGCCGCCCACATTGCCATCTTCAAATCCCACATAGCCTGGAGGAGCACCAATCAAGCTGCTGACTGAATGTCGTTCTTGATATTCGCTCATGTCGTAACGCAACAGGTTCATGTCAAGATTGGATGCCAACAGTTTGGCCAGTTCTGTTTTGCCTGTGCCAGTGGGTCCTAAAAACAAGAATGATGCCATGGGCCTGCGCTCATTGCCAATGCCAGCAAAGTTGATGTACACACGCTCCAACACCGAATTCACTGCTGAATCTTGTCCGTACAGTCCTTGTTTGATGTTGCTTTCCAAGTCCACAATCTTGGCACTGCGTTGGTTTTGAAGACGATCAGTGGGCACACCTGTGACCCGACTCAGCTGTTCTTCAATCATGGTTTTGGTCACTGTGATCAGGCCTGCGTCTTTCACACGCTCTCGAGCACAGGCAGCGTCAATCAAGTCAATGCTTTTGTCAGGATTCTTTCGATCGTGGATATAACGGTTGGCCAATTCAACTGCGGCCGTGATGGCTTCAGTTTCAATGAGAACATTATGAAATTGCTCCAGCCTAGGTGACAGGCCAATGAGGATCTGTTCCGTGGTGCCAGCATCCGGTTCATCAATTGCCAAGCGATAAAAACGTCGCATGAGAGCACGGTCTTTTTCAAAGCTTTCATAAAATTCTTCCCATGTGGTTGAAGCCACAACTTTGATATTGCCTTTGGTGATGGCAGGTTTAAGCATGTTGGCAAAGTCCAGGCTGGAGTTGGAGCCTGAGCCTGCGCCACGCATGGTATGAGCTTCGTCCACAAACAGAATACAGTTCTTTTTGGTTTCCATCGCAGTGATTACCAGTTTGAATTTTTCTTCAAACTCGCCGCGATATTTGCTACCGGCCAGCAGTGAGCCAATCTCCAAACTCCAAACTTCGTATCCTTTCAAGAACTCAGGCACACGACCTGCTTTGATTTCCTGGGCCAGACCGTCTATGATGGCTGTTTTGCCCACACCAGGATCTCCTACCATGAGCACATTGCTTTTGAATTTGCGGGCCAGCACAGTGATCATTTCTTCCAATTCTCGACTGCGACCAATCATGGGCTCCAGCTGATTGTTTTCTGCTGCCTGACTCAGGCTCACACAGTACTCATCCAACACTTCTGTGGCCTGCTTTGTGGTCATGCGAGCCTCGCCCTGTGTGTAATGCGCCTGCCAAGTTTCCACAAACTCTGCTTTGGTCACACCGTGTTTGAGCAAGAAATAATGACTGTGACTGTTGCCTTCGCCCATGATGGCCAAGTACAGGTCTGCTGTGGTCACTGCTCTGCGTCCAGTGAACAATACCTGCGTCAGCGCACGATGAAACACACGCTCCAAGCCCGCAGTTTTCTTGGGTGCCGCAGGTGGCGTCTTGACCAGACTTTTTAGACTGTCAAGGTAGGCAGTGAGTTCGCGCTCCAAGTTTTCTGTGTCAATGGCCATTTTGACCAGCACACGCCGAAAAGGTGGATGACGCAACAATGCCAACAACAAATGCTCGGTCATTACATATTCGTGTTGCCACTCTGCGGCCAAAGTGACCGCAGTTTCAACAATTTGTTCAATTTCAGGGTTGTTTTGCATTGAATTAGATCCGAGGTTTGTCATAGTTAGATTTTAGCACATGTTAGGGCAGTGATCAACCATTTTGGTACTTAGTTGCTGTGTTCTTGTCTAATAGCTGCCAATAATTCGTCGGTGATACGAGCCGGAATACGGGCTTGTACTCGCACCATCATGTCACCGCGATTGTTTTGTCTATCAGGCACACCGTGACCTCGTACTCGCAGCACTGTGCCTGGTTGTGTGCGAGGCGGTACACCTATTTCTAACTTGTGCCCGGCCAAATCCTGTATTGGAGCCACACCACCCAGTATCAGAGTCCAAAAGTCCACAGTGATTTGCGTGGTCACTGTGTTGCCAGTTCGAGTCCACGCAGGATCAGGTTTGATTCTAAATGTCACAACCAAATCATTGCCATTGGGAGCCAGCTTGGGATATTGAACCGAATCGCCGTCTTCAATGCCAGACGGAATGGTAATGTCCACCATGTGAGTGCCAGTTTCAGTGCCCACACTGATGGTGCGGCTGCCAGGCACAGCCACATCTGCCAAACTGATCCACAGGTTCATGCGAGCAGACCGCGGCGCTCGCTGGCCATGTGGCGATCGTTGGCCAAACATTTGAAAGATTTGATCAAAATCAAAGGGCGTGCCTTGCTGAAATCCGCCAAAGCCACTGAATTGAGATCTGGGGTTGTCATAGGCCTGACGTTTGCTCTGATCGCTGAGAATGTCATAGGCCGCTTGAATTTCTTGAAAACGACTAGTGTCACCTCCGCGGTCAGGATGATGCTGCGATGCCAGTTTGCGATAGGCCCGTTTGATTTCGTCTTGAGAAGCAGTGCGAAGCACACCCAGCGTTGAATAATGATCGGTCATAGAAAAGCCCAGTACAATGTAATTATACTGGGCCTGTGCGGTCAAAATCAAATTTATTTTTTAGGAACTTCGGTGCCTTCTAATTTTTTGTGAACTTTGACTTCTTTACAGTGTTGTTTGGTTTTGCCAGTTTTGGCGTCTTTGACAGGTTTGCCTTCTTTGTCTTTGACATCCACACATACTGTTCGTGTTTTTGGCTCTTCGGCAATGACAAATTGACTACCCAGGGCCATGCTGATTGCTAATAGAATTTTTGCTGTTAATTTCATAATTTACCTTTCATAAAAATATCAATTTTGTTGCGTCAATTTTGATCTAGCACTGTGTAGACGCAACTGGGCCTGATTCAAATGTGCTTCCAATCTGGCTTCGGCCAGTGCTGTTTGATTGCGATTTGGCATCACAGGATCACTGCCCAGTTGTTCAACTTTTTTCAAGTGTTGTTGCGCTGGTTGGCTCAGTGGATTGGTCGCAAATAACTTCATAGCTTGGTTGTTTTGGTATTGGAACGATTGGGCACAAATTTTTCCACAGCAGTGGCACCTATACCTACCATGGCTAGGTATATCATGGCATCAAACATAAAAGCCTCAACTTTGTAGCTCCAAAACAAGTTTGAGACAAATGCCACGGCACACAACAAGAAAGCTATGAAAGCAATCACACGTTTGCTGCTGATGCTGTCATCGTGACTGTCATTCAGCATGCCCTTCAACATATCAACGCTCCGGCCAATCGGTCACAGGCGGAGGTGCTGCCTTGCCGCCCCAGCCCATGGTCACGTCGCCGCCGCCCATTGCTGGAGCAGCAGGTATTGGAGTTGTGCCCCAGCTAGGGGCAGCTGAGAATGAGTTTGTCTGTGGCATGCTGCCAAATCCACCACTGGCACCAAAACTGGGTGCGGCTGGCTTGGGCGCCGAAGCCGCTGCTGCTTTGGCAGCTGATTCAGCATTGTCAGCTGCTTGTTTTTGAGCAGCCAACATGGCTTCTTTGTCTTCTTTGCTGTGGCCAGCCAACATGATACCACTCAGCGTACCTGTGAGGAATGTGGCAATGGGCACTATGAGTTCAAAGAACTTTTGATCAATGGGTGATATAGCATTGAGTGGTTGTGTAACAAATATCAAGCTGTACAGCACCACAAACACAATGCCTGTGAGTGTCAGCGCCAGGCACACACCAATAAAAAATTTCAAACGAGCCATCAGCTGCTCGTCAGTGTATACAAATGGTTGGTTACTTTGCACAGTTTGCTCCTTGGGGC